AACGGCTATGTGGTGCGGCCGGAGAGCCGTGAAACACTTCAGTTTGACGCACCATGCGCCAATAGCGGCGATACCATGACCCTGCCCTGCGTGGTGCTGCCGCCGCCCATCTATCACGATTACGCTTTTCTCGGTCTGCCGCCGGAGTCCGGCCGGGCCATTGCCGCCGAGGGGGCCTATATCTTAGCCATCCGGAACAACGGCTTTAAGGCCAAGGCCGAATGGCACAACTTTTTCCTGGCGGAGATCAGGCAGCACAAGATCGACCGGGCGCAGGCTATCCTGCAGGGCTCTCCGGACCAGGGGATGATGTAAAAAATGGAGATGAAATGCCATTACAAATAGAGAAATGCTGGCAATCAATTGTCGACCAAAGAGTTTCAGACGATGACGGCAATACTTGGGCAATATCTGAAGTAATTGAACACGCCAAGACATTGAAAGAGTTCGATTGCCCGATCTGCGCTTTGAGTATTGACAGGACAATCGGTGGCATGAAGATTTACGAGTTCGTTCAACACATGAAGATGGTGCTTGATGCCGATCTTGATTTGCCAATAATTCTTGACCAACACGGAAGTATTTTTGACGGAAGGCACAGAGCGGCAAAGGCCCTTCTCGACGGGAAAGAATCGATCAAGGCGGTAAGGTTCGAGAAAGATCCATCGCCAACATACAGGAAATAACTTCATGGGAACCATTACCGTCGCTGATCGCATCACCCTGGCCTCGCAACTGTTGGATGATCCGGCCGGGGTACGCTGGAATGCCGCGTTCCATCTCAAGTCCATCAATGACGGGCAACGGGATATTGTCAGTCTGCGGCCTGATGCCAACCCGGTAACGGCGACGGTGCAGCTGGCGGCCGGCAGTTTTCAGGAGGTGCCGGCCATCTATTCAGCCCTGGTTGGTCTGCGCTGCAACATGGGCAGCACCGGCAGCGTCTGGAGCCGGATGATTGAGCAGCGCAGTTTTGCCGAGATCAGTGCGGTGAATCCCTACTGGCCGGCGGACGATCCGGACAGCGAGGTGCTGTATTGGATGTACGACCGCCAAAACAACCCGCGGCAGTATGCGGTCTACCCGCCGCAGCCGGCCAGCGGCCAGGGCTATGTGCAGGGAATTTTTTCCCAGTTGCCGGCCGATGTGGCCGAGAGCGGGGTAATTACCCTGGGGGACGAGTTCGCCGAGCCGCTGCTGTTTTTCATGCTGTCCCGGGCCAAGGCCCTGGACAGGGATGAAACACTGGACATGGCCATGGCGGAAAAGTTCCGCCGGGCCTATTTTGAGCTGCTTGGTGTGCAGGATGAGGCCCGGCAGAAGAGCGGGGGGCCGGCCTGATATGGCCCGTCTGGTATTCACCGGTTTCCGGCTGACCAGGCCGGGCACCGATCCGCTGGAACTGCCGGCCGGCTTTGCCGTGACCGCGGTAAACTGCGATCTGCGTAAAAAATCCCTGGCGCCGCTGCCCGGCCTGGGCGTCGGCAGCGTTCTGCTCCAGCCAGGGGATCTGCGCTCCTTCTATGAAATCACGGCCGGCCACTGGCTGGCCTGGACCTCCCCGGTGGAGGTGGTGGAGCTGCCGGTACCGGCCGGCCGCATCGCCTATACCGGCGACGGGTTTCCCAAGCAGACCAACCCATCTCTGGCCACCAGCGGAGATCCGGCCACATACCCGACGCAGATCCGGCGCTTCGGGGTCAAGCGGCCCACGGCGCCGGCCACGGTGGAAATCAATAACCCGGTGGGCAGCGGCACGGTGCTGCGCGAGGTGAGCTATGTTTACACCATGGTGGTGGTGTGGGGGGATCCTGCTGACCTGGACGAAGAGGAGAGCGGGCCAAGCGATCCCACGGCCGTGTTTTCCGTTTACGAAGGAGAGACGGTCAATCTGACCGGTTTCGCCTGGGATGCCGGGGCGGACAATGACTATACCATGATCCGCCTCTACCGGCTGGAGGCTGGCAATACCGATGCCGAGTATGAGTTCCTGGCCGAGATCCCCATCACGCAGGCGGAATACACGGACAACTGCCTGGATGATGCCGGGCCTGACCTGATCGAGTCAACGGACTGGGACTGCCCGCCGGATGACCTGGCCGGGTTGTTTCTATTCGGCAATAATGTGCTGTGTGGGTTTGCCGGCAAGGATCTGTTCTTTTCCCCGGCCGGGGTCTATTTCGCCATGCCGAGAAACTGGGCCAAGCGGGCACAGGAAAACATCGTGGCGGCCGGCTATTTCGACAAGACGGTGGTGTTCGTGACGGCGGCCAGGCAGTACCGGGCTACCGGCACGGATCCGCAGTATATGGACCAGGATTCCAATGAATACAGTCATGGCTGCGTTTCCAGGTCAAGCCTGGCGAGCTACGAGGGCGGTGTTTTCTATGCGGCCCGTGATTTCCTGGTGCTGGCCCATGCCGCCGGCAACACCGAGGTGACGGTCGGCATGTATACCAAGGAACAGTGGCAAGCCCTTGGTCCGCAGAATATGCACGGTTTTTTTGTGGATGGCCTCTATTGCGGGTTCTTCATCGGCACGGCGGCCGGCATCGTGGTGGATCCGGTCAACCTGGACGTACAGCAGATTTCGTTCGGCAGCGCGGTATTTCGCGGCGGCCGCTACCACCGGGGAACCAGGACCCTGCAGCTGCTGTTGGAGGAGGGTGGAGAATTTGCCGTGTATGACTGGCAGGCGGCGCCGGCCGCCCCTTTGACCAACCAGTATACCAGCGGCCCCCAGCTGCAGCCGGCCAATGCGTCCTGCTCCTGCGGTAAGGTGCTTGGCGATTTTTCAGGCGGGGCCACGGTCACGCTTTCCGTGCTGGTGGACGGCGGAGTGAAGGCGACCCGTGCCATTGCCGCCGCCGGGCAATTCAGGCTTCCCATGGGCTGCAGCGGCAGTCAATGGCAGGTGGCGTTGAGCGGCACGGCCAGGATCGACGCGGTGTTGCTGGCCGGTTCGCCCGGAGAACTGCGACATGGCCAGTAAACCCCTGATCAAGGCCTTGCCGCCGGTACCCAAGACCGGAGACAAGCCGTTGCTTGACCTGCTGGAAGCCATCAAGTCGTTACTGGAGGTGCGCGAAGGTGTCGGCCACACCAACATGCAGGACCGCAATGTAACCTTCGCAGACCTGCAGCAGTACCATGCCGGCAGCACCTTCAAAAGCTCATTTGTCGAGGGGCCGCGAGGCTATCCGGCCATTGTTCCCAAGCCGCCAACCAGTCTGGTGGTAGCCGCGATCGGGGTCACCAGCCGTAAGTTTACCTGGACCTGGCCCCTGGACAGCAAGGCGCTCGATGCGGTGGAGGTCTGGCGTTCCTGGACCGCGTCCAGGTCGGAGGCGGCGCGCATCGCCCTGATTACCTTCCCGGTCGCCGAATATTCCCTCGGCGGCTTCCCGGCCGATACGGCCGCCTATTTCTGGATCCGGATTCTGCGCGGCTCCAGCTATTCCCCATGGGAGCCCCCGGACGCCCAGGGCGGCTATGTGGTGGCGCCGGCCGACATCCCCACGGTCAACGATCTGATGAATGAGTTGACCCAGATGGACCGCTACACCACCAGCTACACCATGATCCTGGATGCCTTCCAGATCCTGCAGCCCAGCGGTGCCGTGCCGGCTTGGACGGCCGGCAGTTACGCCAAGTACACCAAGGTCAAGCACACCCTGCCCGGGCCGGGCTACAGCTATTATCAATCTCTGACGGACGACAACGCCACCGAGCCGCCCGGCAGCAGCTGGCTGAATATCGATGCGGCGGTGGACCAGCCGTGGCCGACTTTCACCATCGGCAATATCGACGGTATTCCCACCGTGGGGGTGCATGGCGACATGCTCATTGACCATAGCCTGCTGGCCCGCCACATTTCCGCCACGGAGATCTACACGGCCACCATTGCTTCCAGTGATTACGTGCCCGGAGTGGCTGGCTGGAAAATAGATGCGCAGGGGGTGGCGGAGTTCAACAATTATCAGATGGTGATCAATTACGGCGGCCTGACCGGCACGCCCACGTCGCTGGCCGACATCAGCAGTGAGGAGTGGACAAAGCTCAATTCCGGGATTGAGTCGTGGGCGGTGACGAATTTTATCGACGCCATCACCCATGCCGCCGATATCGCCGATCTGCAGGACCAGATCGATGGGGCCATTGAGACATGGTTCTACGATGGTGTGCCGGGGCCTGCGGTGTTGCCTGAATCAGACTGGCTTTCCCCGGATACGCGCAATCTGCACAAAGGGGACCTTTACTATAACGGACTCACCGGGGCCAGCTATCGCTACTCGTATATTGACGCCGCCTACGAATGGGTACTGCTGACTGATTCCATCGCTGCCGAGGCTCTCGCCCTGGCTGGCGATGCCTGGGATCTGGCAGACGGGAAGAGGCGAATTTTTGTGGTGCAGCCTGCTCCCCCTTACGATCTGCGGGATTTGTGGCTTGACGCCACTGGTAACCCGAGAATCATCCGGCGCTGCACGACGGCGCGGGCAACAGGTGTTTATACCGCCTCTGACTGGACCGTTTTTATCCAGGACGGAGCCCCAGCCGGCACCCTGATCAACGGCGTGCCGGTGGAGGATATCACCGGGGCTATCGAGGACTTTACAGCCGGCAATAACCGTATTGCCACGGCAGTTGTTGCGCCTGCCGTGGCGGCCGACGGGACGGCAATTGACCACGCTCTGCAGAGTAACGCTTCGGCGGATATCTCGTTTGAGTGGAGCTGGTCGGGCGCTGAGGGGGATATTGACGGTTTTGTTGTTTATACATACCAGTCTGCTGTTGCTACGGCTTACACTTTCGGCACGACGCCTGCAGCAGAAACGGCCTACATTGTGCCGGCCAATAAGCGGGCGTTTATTCTGTTCGGGGTGGCCCCGCAACTTTATTACACCTTCGGCGTTAGAGCTTATCGAAAGGTCGATCCGGACATCAACGCAGCGGGGGTTATCCAGTCTACCATTATTCAGCCCTCAGCTGCTACGGGGGAGAACCCTTACCAACCTTCCACGACCGTAGCTTTTGCTGGAGACGTAATCGGGACCATCGTTGGCACCTCGGCGGTAAGTTTGGTGGGAGGGACGGTTAATTATCGTAGTACCGGAGCACCAACAAATAATCCCGTGCCTATCGGTGTGATAGTGGCTGATAATATCAATGCGACCGCTAATATTACAGTCTCGTGGGATGCCTATGCGCAGGGCGCATTACAAGCTGACTTATTAATGCTGTTCTGGCGTAAGGACGGGGCCCCCCCGACCGTGGAAGATGCATCCATAGCGGTCAATGTCAATACTTCCGGCTCATCTTATTATATTTTTGAAGGTGTGAACCCAGCAGACACATGGTCTTTTGGCATTGCTGCTGCAAGAAGAACAGAAAACGGGATGGAGATAGGCGAGATTCAAACTGGTGATTTACTGACAGGTAACCTGGTGGTTGGTTATGGTAGTTGGAGTCTAGCTAGTAATGCCACAAGGGTATTGTCAGGGGATACTGCCCCTGATGGGGAAAGTGGGTACACTTTTGCTGATGTAGATGCCACTTATGGGTATGCCCGTTACCTACTGGCAGTGGCCCCGGTTGATGACGCAGTTTATTCCTTTTCAACATATGTTAAAAAGGATGCAATAAGCGCCCGTTACCCAATATTCAGGGTGAGTGGAATCGGTGGCATAACTGTGCTCGTTGATTTCAGATTCCGCACTGATACAGGTGATTTTTTCCTCTACTCAAGCAACAACTATGGGGAATTTGTTGCTGCTGGAGTCAGGGAGGTGGACGCCAATTGGTGGGAAATTTATTTTTCAATAACTCTTGATAATAGCAACACATCGTTTGACCTGCGCCTATTTCCTGCAGCAGGTATTGGCGCTGACATGGAGCTCATCCCGTATAACGCTACCGTCACCGGCAGTGTGACGTTGGCCAGCCCTAAATTTTATCAGGCTTCCGGCCCCGTGTATGGCTTGGACTTTATGGGGATAACTGGAGAAACACCGAACTACACCGCTAATATAGGTAGCATTCCAGCTGTTACAGTGTTGTCCAGTATTACCCAGGCCCAGGCCGCAGCAGAGGTGGCGCAGGACGCCGCCGACACGGCCAATGCCCTGCTTATCCAGATTGCCTCCGATGACCTGTTGACCCCGGACGAGAAGCCAAGGGTGATCATGGACCGGGATGTGATCGTAGCGGAGCAGGCCGGTATCGACGCCCAGGCCACGGCCTATGCCATCACCGCGGAGAAGACGGCTTACGACACGGCGGTTTCGTCCCTGGCCACCCACCTGGCCACCCTTACCACTCCGGTGTTGTGGTCCAACCTGACCGGCAACACCACCATCACCG